AGATGGTCATTATAAATTTCATACACTACTCCTTCATCTATTTTTAGTGTTTCTTTTAATTGTTCTATATTCATATCTGTATCCTTTTTAAAAAACATATTATTTTACCCTTGGTATTAAGCTCCACATAAATGCTTCTGCTTCTTGTAATGATTTAAAATTTCCCATTATTTGACTTGTAGAAACTTCTATTACAGTAAATATATTATCTATATGATAATGTTTAATTTGATAAGGTGACATTTTAGGTGCATTAAAGCTCCTAGGTTTTTGTATAATCATCGCCCACCAGGCCCTTGAGGTTGGGGCGTTGTTCCTCTTGTCAACTGTAAATTTATAGATGCATCGACTAATGGAAATTCACTACTTGTTTGGTTATCATAACCAGAACTATTTGGATAATAAGTTCCACTTAAATTTGCTCTAGTATAAAATATAACACCAGTTGGATTTGAATATGATGAGGTAATTGTTGCTGTACCAAAATTACCAGTAAAAAGCTCTATAGTCCATTGCCACGTTGGGGAATAAGTACTAGAACTTACATTTGTCCATGTACCTGATGCTGGTGAATATGATGCTGGATTTTGAGAATATGAAGCAGCATTGGTGAACCCAGCATCTAATGTTGTATTATAATCTGCTTTAGCTTGGAATGTGGCATTATCTAAACCTGTATAATCTTGATATCCATAAGTAAATGTGGATGCTGCAGTGGAATCAAAACTGGATGCCCTATGAACAAGTCTATCATTAGTTTTATCATGGAATTGACTATAATTACAACCTACCTCTATAAAACCTGTTCCATAATGATTTTCTGTACCCCATTGTGTGCCTGGAAATGTAGAACCAAGTGCGATTGTTGGCCAATCATCATAAGATACTGCAACATACTCGCTATATTCTCCCATTCCATACGGTGCATCATTTAATAGTGTATAGGTACCATGTTCTGGTGCGGCAACTGATTGGTTTTTTAAACTAATATTTGTTGTAGTTGAATGACCAACTTCAGCTTGAATATCACTTAATTTTATATTACCTGTTGTTGTTGAATTAATTGCCATTATTTAATAATTCCTGCTATTAAATCTTCAAAGGCTTCTACTTTTTCGGTCCTATTTGGCCAGTAAATGTAATCCTTTTCTGGGTTTGCTTTTAAATTTGATAATAAAGGTAAAATTGCATTATACAATTTATTTAACTTCTCTTCGTTTTGTTCAGCCGATGCTGCAACAGTTGAAGCTTCAGTTGATAATTTTTGTACTGCTTCTAATTCGTTTTCATCTACAGCAGTAAATCCAAAATCAAATTGGTCTATATCTATACTCATAGTTGTTCCTCTATATTATTATATTTATAATGTCTAGGTACCTCTTTAGTTTTATCTTTATGGATTTGTGTAATACCATGACTAGGAGTCTTTTTTCTTACCTTTGATTTACCAAAGATAGCTTCCCAACCATCAGCATAAGCTTTTTGGCCACCGGTTTTTGATTTAATTAAATCACCGGTTATATCATTTTTATTTTTCATTATTTATTTAGAAATAAGTATCCTGCTATAATAAGAAAAACAACAGCAACTCCTAATCCTATCAGTCTACGATTCCTTTCCTTCTTTCGTAAACCTAAACGATAATTACTTAAACCGTAAGTTTTTTCTCTATATTTTGCTTGTTTACTCAAAAACTACTCCACCTCTACGAACTAATTCATTTTTAATTTTTTGTTTATCTTTTCGTCTTGTGTTTGACGCATTATATTTTTCAATCAAATCTGATTTACTAAATCCTTTTATGTACGGATGTACTGTAGTAGCTTTTTTAGTTGCTCTATCAATTGTTGTGTGTGATTTTCCTAATTTTATTGGCATCTTATAACCTCGATATTTGTCCTAATATATTATCAACTTCTGGGTCGTTAAGATGACCAATCACATCACCTGTAATCTCAGTGTCATAACATAACTCACCTTCATTTAACACAGCCAATTCCCACAGACCTTTATCGTATCCATAAGAACCTTTATGTTTAATAACACTTGCACCATAACCATTTGGAAATTGATATACCTTTTGGATACCGTCCATGTGTTTATTTGTTTCAATTAAATATTCGTTCATAATATAATCCTATTTTATTCTTTTAACACCACCATTTTTATCTGCTAAATATGCAAACATTTCAACCTGTGGATATTCCCTTTTTAAATCAAGTAATGCAGTTAAATTTTCTTTATGGTCATCAAACAATCTGACCCTTGCATATTTACCTGTATCTAAATACTTTTTAAACACTACTGTTTTATTTGCAGCACTATTTGGCCCACCAACATTACCAGCTCTCTCAACATAAACATTTTTCATTGGTATTCCATGTGATTCAAATGTTTTAATAAAGAGTTTTTTATCGTCCATGTCTGCTCTTGCAGTAACGATAATCACTTTACTACCTTTTGCTGTGGCATTTTTAATTATCGCCTTTGCTTTTGCAATCATTCTTGCAATTGGAGTTGCTGTTTGGTAAAATATTTTGGCTGATTTAAATTCACCAAAATCATATTCCTCTTGGTTACCTAATTTATAATCATTGAACTGTTGAGGTGTTAATGGTTTTGTTTTACCAGTAGTTTTATTTTTAACTAATACACGAGCTTTTGATACAAACATAGTATCGTCAATATCAAAGATTGTTAAACCCTTGCCTGAACGCTCTGTTATGTATTCGTTAAATTTTTTCATAGGTATATTATAACACATTTTATGTGCTTTGTAAACACCTACTATTTATAATATTTATTATTTAAAATGTCGTTTTATTGTATCTAATTTGTCTTCTGCTTCTGCTATCTTAGATACTTGTGTTTCAATTGCTTCGACAATATCTGGATGTTCACCTATACCAACTGAATTTCTTTGGTATACCATCACGTTTGCCTTTGCAACTTCAATTTCACCTTCTAATTTTTTACATAATGCTTCTAGTAAATAATTCATTTTATCTCCCAAATAATTTTCTTCTTCTATATTCATTAATAGTTTCAATTAATTTTTCTGTCCAATTATCTCTATCCTCTACAAAGACTTGTGAACCTTCATCACCTGCGATACAGACAACTAATTGTTTTATTGGCATACCAGTTCTCTCTTCCCACATAATTGCATAAGCTGCACATTGCATAAAGTAACTAGATATCCATTCCTTCTTTTTAAATTTACGAGATGTTTTCCAGTCTATAATAGAATCTTTACCATTCCATTGTCCTACACAATCAACTCTTCCTGCAACACCTAAGTGTTTTGAATAAAGCGGAGCCTCTTGTTGATATACCTTTGTAACACCTTTGTCAATAACTTTTTGTACATCTTTAAATGTTTGAACATTATGTGGCATTTCGCCTTTAATATATTCAGGGTCGTTTGCTACATATTTTTCAATAATATTATGTACTGTTGTTCCACGAGTAGAAGCAACTCTTGATATTTGGTTTGCCTTTTCTTCTCCTACACGAGCTCTCCAGGCTCTAATACTATCCTCTGATAATATGGAAAGAACTGTGGTAATTGATGGATATGTATTACCATCTGGGTCAACATATTGTCTACCTTTTTTTGTAGTTTTAGCAGATAGGTCATTGTAACCTAAATCAATGGGGTCGTGTGTAAATTTCATTGTGATTTAATCCTATGCCTATCTTTTGGTGGCATTCCTGATTTAATTCTATCTTGTACTTCTTTCCAACCAGAACCGGCCTTTGACAGTACTGAGCTACCACCATCGTAATCAATGTTTAATGTTGTATAATGTGATTGAACATTTGGATTTTCTTCTAAAAATTTTACCTTTTTTTCATAGGACATTATTTTTTCAAATACTTCTCCAGTATCTTTATTTTTAAACTCATATGTTGGCATTTAATAATTCCTCTAATCGTCTGTGTGTTGTTGGTATATCAGAACATAAGTATCTAAATACATACCAACATAAAAATTCTCTACTTTGATTTTTATTAAACCAATTTAAATTATCTATATAACTATTTAGTCGTGTTAAAATTCTTAAATCCTTTGTTATCCAATGATAATCAGGATATCCGTGTGAAATAATAGGAACATCATGCATCATACATTCGATACCTGCAGTAGAGTTCTCTATGATTGCTACTTTTGTTTTAGGTAATACACTATGTATTGATTCATAGCCAGAAAAAACTTGATGTCCTGCATCTTCCCATTTTTCTATTTGTTGATTTATATCACGTATCCTATGACTTGCTTTTCTTATTCTTGGGTGTAATTTAATAACCAAATTATCTCTATCTTTTAATTTCTCTACAATTTGACATGTTTTATCCCAATGATTACCAAATCCAAATCCCATCACTGTTTCATCTTCAGGCATTTGACCAACAATTAATATATGGTTATCTTTTACATTTTTAGCATCTGGCCATTTCAGCATAATGGAATCATCCCATTTGTTTGCTCTTCTCTCTACCATATCTTGGATTTCATTCCATTCACTATTATCATATTTACTAAATGCCCACCAACAAGGGTCATCGAATGTAATCGCAGATGAATTTGCATAACCCTCTTTACATATTTGAAAGTGTTTACTTGTAGGTGCTGTTGGTTTAAAGATAATGGAATTTTCTGGCATATCAGGTTCCAAATCTCTACAAGTATGATTGTAAATGTGTAGGTCTGCTTCTTCAGTTTCTGATTCACTATAACCCATCATATCCAATGAATGTCTTATACAATCAGCTGCATATGCGAAATTACCTTTAAAGGTATATCTGTGTTCGTGAAATTTATACTGCATGGAACCACTCCGGTATTTGTCTTTTTGTCCAATCCATATTAAATCTTTTTTGTTTTGTTTTGTAAAAATTTTGATATGTGGCAACTGCATCTACACCACCCAATGTATTAACAACACATTCAGGATTTGATTGCATTGCCAACTTAAATGGTGTTTTACCACCAACTCTATTAATGTTTTTTGGTATTTGTTTTAGAACATCTCTTAGTTTTGTTTCTGTTGAATGCACTTTACCATAACGATATGTATATTCTTCACATAGAGCAATAAAATGTTCGTAATGCCATGAATAATTACAGCAACTTTCGCGTGTCCATATTGAACATGGGTGGTTAAAATGCACAGCCTTGTACATAATATCCTCTCGTTCATCATTAAGTTTGTAGTAATTAACTGTGGTTTTACCTGATTTGGATGGCCTTCTTTCGACTGTACCATCAATCATACGATGTGCTGTAGAAAGCATTTGACCTGATTCAACAATCATTTTAACAACATGTTTATCGCATTGTAATTGTGCGGCCAATACTGGGTCATTATCTAGTATGAATATATTCATTATGCCACCATCGTTAAGTGTTTACATGTACCTCTGAATTTAAATCCAGGACATGAGCACTTTTTATCAATTATTGTATATGTGTTACCTTTACTGCCTTGCACAGTAATTGCACCTTCTGGTAATTCTTCTGGCCATTCACCAATTAGTTTAAATTTTCTCCTTGATTTGGAGAATTGTTTTATTGGTGTTTTAAACTCTTTGTAAGCTTTTCCTTGTGGCATATAACCAATTAAGTATCCAGAGCTGTTAACATAATAGTCACCATTGGATATTTGCTGGTCGCCCCAGTCTGTTATTTCTCTTAGTATTTGTATCATAATATAATCCTTATCTTTATATGGTATATTATACCACATCTAAGGTCAAATGTAAAGTGTTTGTGCCAAAGTTCTTAATAATAATGCCAATCCTATACCATTTAATAATATTAATGCACGGTCTTTCCATAGTAAACCCACTATTAACCAACCAGCAACACCTACAATTGATACTGATAAGTCTATAGCTTGAAATCCATCAAGGCCTCTTATAGACATACCTATTAGGATAAATAACGATGCTGTCCATTTTACATACCAGGATAAATCCTGTTTGGGTGTTGCTGATTTAAAAATCCTATTCGAATTTTCTATTTCCTTTGGGTCAAATTTAGCCATTACTTTACAATTAGATTTGGAAAAGTATCCTTTATGAACTTTTTAGTAATACCTTTATATTTTAAAGATTTATCCTTAGCAGCGATAACCAAATCAGCTTCGTCTCCATGTAAGGATTCAATAAAGGATAAAAACATTCCTTCTCTTCGTAATGCTGGTGTATCATTTGCAACCGGACCTTTAAAGAAGTATTTAAATCTTCTATGACCCTTTTGTAAATTTAAAAATTCATGCCCAGCAGGTGCATCATCTTTATTAAATGTTGGAGCTCCTGATGGTAATACAGATACCACATCATCATCAAATGCAATCCTTAGTATATCCAAAAGTGCTGGTGTTTTGTTTGCGCGCAAATAATTGATTCTATCTGCCTTTTTAGTTATTTTAGAAGCTTCTGTTAAAACCTCTGATATTAATTTTTTAGCCATTGTAAAATTCCTCCACGACTTCAATCAAGTTAGTACATCTCTTTTTAATGAGATAATTTAAAACCTTCATTCTCATTGCAGGTTTCTGTCCATTAAAAGTATTTATAATGCTCTGTTGTACCTCTTCTGGGATTTCAGCCAAATCAATAAGTTTTCTATTACGCTGATAATTCCTATAGTACTCTTCTGGCATTACATCTCTTAATCTCTCTGCATTATGAATCCAATCATCTATTTTTGTTTGTCTCAAAGGTGTTTGTTTTGATTCAGTAACAAAGGTATCATCACCAGATAACACATTTGGTATACCATCGCCACTATCGCCTCTGAATATATGATTCCATAAATATGTTCTTGGATTATCGTCCTTTACTGTTTTCTTTTGTATAGGACTAAATTGTTTTACATTATTAAATTTTTGTAATTGGATAAAATCTTTATCTGATGAAATAATCATAACTGGTTCATGCATACCAAACTCTTGTGTTTGCATTGCGAGTGTACCAATGATATCATCTGCCTCACAGCCTTCCATATGTAATACTTTATATGGTAGGTTTTCTTTGATTTCATCTCTAACCAAATGTAATATTCTGAATATTTCTGTCCAATCAAGAGCTGAATTATCTCTATGCTTTCTTCTGCTTGCCTTGTATTGTGGATAATACTCTTTACGCCATGTATTCATACCATCAGCACAGATAACCATTTGGCCATATTCATCTCTATATTTCTTATTATACATACGAATACTGTTAAGTATCATATGACGAATCATTTGTTCATCATTTAGTTTTTGCACTATAATATTTGATAGTGCGATTTGGTTATAGTCAAGTAGTATCATCATCTTCTCCATCATCTGGCGTAAATAATGTTTCGTATTTATCGTCCAATTCATTTCTTGCTTGTGTGTTTTGTTTATCCATTGCCTTAATCGCTACATATAACCTATCGAATTCTCTATGAAGTGAATGTGGTATACCATAATAGCGATGAAACATAGCATTGAGCATGTTTATTACAACGAACATATCTCTTGATTCCTGGAAGGTTTCATCACGGAATTGCATGTCCATAAATTCACGAGATACTTCTCCTGTTAATATAAACTCTTCCATAATTTCTAGTAGAAACTGTGCAGATGCTACACAATCGTCAGATGCATTTCTGACTGTAGCGTAATCATCTTGAACTTGTTTTGCTTCTGCCTTTTGTTTGAGTTCCTCGCCAGTCGGAAACTTTAATATTTTCGCCATAATAGTACTATTATATCATACTTTTATCACTTTGTAAACATGTTTTTTACACTATTTGACCCTATTCTGCAATTAATAATTCCATTATAATAATCATCTGTTAACAACACTTCTCTCTCAAATTGTTCCTTTGTTTCCATATATGCACATTCACCTTTGGTTTTGCATAAATGTAATATTTCTCTATGATAAAAGTCCTCTCCGTGTTCCTTTACCTCTTCCATTAAATGTTTATTCGAACCATAATATGTTCTCCAATCGGATTCAACATAAGTAATTTTTCTGCGTTTTCTTTTCTTAGTTACAGGAAGTGTTTTCTTTGACCAAAAGAATTTTTTGCCAACATACTTTTTATTTGTTCCTCTGTGTGTAATACAATAAACAAAACCATACCAATGCGAACCATATTTTTCATATGTAAAAGGTTCACCAGGCTCAAATGTTACACCTTGATATAGCCAATTATTCATTAAAATTTAATTCATCCATATCATCGTCAGTTGGTTCGCCACAATGAGGGCAGAAGTTTACCTTGACCGGTTCGTCATCTGCTGGTTTAATTACAATACGAGAGTAACAATATTGGCAGTCTAAAATCATAACTCTAAATCAGTTAATTCTTTTAATTCTGTATATCCACCAATCTTTTGACCATCAACAATGATTTGTGGGAATGTTCTTGCTCCTGGAAATTTTTCCAACATCTCTTCTCTTGTGAAATCAAAATATAATAATTTATATTCATAATCCATTTTCTTTTGTTCACATAAAGCTTTTGCCATATCGCAATATGGACATTGTTCCTTACCCCAAATCTCTATCATTTCATTGTCTCCTCTATGAATTTACCGATTGTTGTAATATCACTATCTGATAACATACCTGCTTGAGCCCACATTGTTGAACTCATAGGACCAACTTGTTCTCTATTTTGATATGCATATAATCTACTTACAATATAATCTGAACTCTGACCTGCAAGTTTTGGGAAAGGTCCAT